GCTTGTGCAGTCTACGCCTATTGAGATTAGACAGCTTAACTTAAACACGTTCCGTTTAGCTCTAAAAAACTTAGAAGACGATGTAGACGGGATGGTGTGGGAAAGAACTCACAAGCACAACACTTCTGTAACACTGGGTGGTGTAGTTTACGCCAGAACCATCGAGATTATTAACGGGTACACGGTTACGTTTGAGGACGGGCAGTACGCTGTAAACCTCGTAGGAGCCAACAGTAACGTAGGGGATGTAGTCAATGTCAACCAGGTCTCTGTAAGAACAGCAAACTCTGCTGGTCTTCAGGATCTTTCTACGCTTCTCTCAGCAGCGTATCAAGGTGAGGTGTGTGTTGACATTAGCTCCCCAAACTCAGGCACAGACGTTCCCGTAGGGACTCGAAGCACGCCTGTTAATAACTTAGCCGACGCTAAGGCGATTGCTGACATAGAAAGTTTGCACCAGATCCGCATTCTTTCTTCCATGACGATTGCGAACGTAGACTTTAGCGAAGGGTATAGATTTGTTACTGACAGCCCTGCATTAGTTCAGCTGACTATTGATCCTAGTGCCAACGTGCGAGGCTGTGACTTTGAGTTTTGTTTTGTTCAAGGAACGCTGGACGGAAATAACATTTACCGCCAATGCGTTATTGGTGACATCAACTTTACGTCAGGGTTTGTTTTTCAGTGCTCTCTAAACGGAACAATTACTTTAGAGCCTGGTGCGCTGTTAGGGGTTTTGCAGTGCTTTTCCAACACTTTAGCTGGCCAGTCTAACCCTAAGATAGATTTTAATGGGTCTGGGCAGTTGTTGCTTAGGGAGTATGCGGGAGTTATTGAGCTCCTAAATCATACAGACACTAACGCCGATGGGGACGTTTGCATTGATATGGCGTCTGGCGTTGTTATTGTTCAGCCCAGCTGTACCGCAGGGTTTATGCCTATCAGGGGGATAGCCAGAGTTGATGACTTTTCTACTGGTACGTGCGATGTGCGTGACTTAACTGTCAACCAAAGCATTGAAAACAACGCAACATCTTTGAACACAATTAACCAGGGCGTCCAGAAGGCCTCAATCCTAATTCCACACACCACTGACCTCTAAGGGGAAGGCATGATTACTCACACAGAATTTAACCGAGCATTGACCGAAATCAACCAAAGTTACTCTAAGCTGCTCGCTAGGGTAGAAAAGCTAGAGGAGGCTTTACGTGAAAAAGAAAGATCCGCGCCTGGCAAGGGCAGGGGTAAGCGGGTACAACAAGCCGAAGAGAACGCCTAATCACCCGACAAAGAGCCACGTTGTTGTGGCTAAAGAGGGCGACAAAACTAAAACAATCCGCTTTGGTCAGCAAGGCGTTAGTGGCGCAGGCAAAAGCCCTAAAACAGCCTCAGAAAAGGCTAGACGCAAATCATTTAAGGCGCGTCATGCCAAAAACATCGCTAAGGGCAAGATGAGTGCAGCGTACTGGGCAAACAAAGTTAAATGGTAAAAAGGACTAAATAATGCCAAAAGTAGGAAAAGTTAAGTACCCATACACCAAAGCAGGCAAAGCTGCTGCGGCTAAGAAGCGTAAGAAGATGAAAAAGAAATATAAATAGGGCTTATTGCTTAATATCACTGTTAGTGATAAGTTTCAAACGTAAACTTTTGCGTAAAAGCTGAATGGACAGAGAGTTAGAAGAGTATTTTGATAGATACAATGAGCTTTTCAACCATCGTGGTTATGAGCAGTTGCTAGAAGAAATCTCTAATAATATCAATAACTTGTCTGAAGTCGGCACAATTAAAGACGCAGAAGAGCTGTTTTTCCGCAAGGGCCAGATTGCAGCATTCAGGTCAATCCTCGGTTTTGAGGACTCTGTAAGCATAGCAAGGTCGCAAGCAGAAGAAGATGTACAAGATTTTTGATTTTCAATGCCCAGAAGGGCATGAATTTGAAAAGATGGTATCCGGTGATTACACAACCGTTAGGTGCAGTTGTGGTGAACTGGCTACTAGAATGCTATCCGCTCCGGCCTTTCACCTTGATGGGGCTTCTGGGGACTTCCCTGGTAGACACATGCGATGGGTGAGGGAGCACGAAAAGGCGGGTAGGAAGTCCAATCTCCATAATGATTTAAGTCACGGAGTTTAATTATGTCAAGAGCAACGCTGGTTGATCTGCCTCCAGAACCGGAGGGAACAGACCCCGTTGATAACGAAGCAGAAGAGATTTTGCAGCCTCAAGAAGATACGGCAATGCCGGAGTCTGAAGAGGAATTTGCAGAGCAATCTCAAGAGTCCGTTATTCCAGAGAAGTATAGAAATAAGTCTTTGGAAGAAGTTGTGCAGATGCACCAGGAAGCCGAAAAGCTGCTGGGGCGTCAGTCATCTGAAGTCGGAGAGCTTCGTAAGGTTGTAGATGATTACATTGCTAGTCAGACACAGCCCTCAGCACCTCAGCAAAATGTTGAGCCTGAAGACGAGTTAGATTTTTTTACAGATCCTCAAGCCACGGTAAACCGTGCTATTGAGAATCACCCAAGTGTAAGAGAGGCGGCACAGTATTCTGTCCAGTACAGGCAGCAAGCAGCCCTAGCCGAGCTAGAGCGTAAGCATCCTGACATGAAGGAAATTTTGAGCGATCAAAGTTTTGCTTCATGGGTAGAAGAGTCGCCAATCAGGAAAAGGTTATTTGTAGAAGCTGACAAAGAGTATAGCGTTGAAGCGGCTGATGAGTTGTTTTCTTTGTGGAAAGGACTCAGAGGCGCAGCACAACAAACTGCCGCCGCAGACAAACAGTCTCGGAAGCAGCAAATCAAGGCAGCAAATACAGGTAGCGCACAGGGTAGTTCAGAGAGATCAACTAAAAAAGTTTATCGTCGGGCCGACTTAATTAAACTAATGAAAGACCAGCCTGACCGCTATCAAGCGTTATCTGAAGAGATTTTAAAAGCGTATGCGGAGCGGCGGGTCAGATAGGAGAGTGATCCACAATGGCTACGGCTACTTATCCAGGTGCAGCTGGTAATACTGCAAAAACAGAAGCGGCCACTTTTATTCCCGAAATTTGGTCGGACGAGATTATTGCTACCTACGAGAAGACTCTCAAGGTTGCGCCTCTCGTAAAGAAAATTTCCATGACTGGAAAGAAGGGCGACAAGATCCATATTCCCAAGCCCGTTCGTGGCGCGGCGAATGCCAAGGCTGCTGACACGGCAGTAACGATCATCGCCAACACCGAAGGCGAGCTGACAATCGACATTGATCGTCATTTTGAATACTCGCGTCTGATCGAAGACATCGTAGAAGTACAGGCTCTTTCAAGCCTGCGTCGGTTCTATACTGAAGATGCTGGCTATGCTCTGGCAACTCAGATTGACACTGACCTGCACTCTACGGGTACAGGCTTTGGTAACGGTGGTACAGTTGTTTACGCTGACACTGTTGCAGAGACTGACTACGTTCACACCGGTTGTTTCTTCAACGATGCTGGCACGACGACTGCTTACGCAGTTGACACTGTTGCATCTACCGACATCTTTAGTGATGCGTTCTTCCGTGACATGATTCAGAAGATGGACGATAACGATGTGCCGATGGAAAATCGTCACCTGATTATCCCACCTTCTGCCAGAAACACTGTAATGGGCATTGACCGTTACGTGTCTTCTGACTTTGTGTCAGGCCAGGCTGTCCAGTCAGGTCTTATCGGCAACCTGTACGGTGTAGACATCTACGTGTCTTCTAACTGTGCTCAGATCGAGGCTGCTGGTGACAATGCTGGCGGCGGTGTAGACGTTCGCGCTGCAATGTTCTTCCACATGGAAGCCATTGTCCTCGCAGAGCAGATGTCTGTTCGGTCACAAACCCAGTACAAGCAGGAATACCTGTCTAACCTGTACACGGCTGATTGCCTGTATGGCGTTCAGGTTTATCGTCCTGAAGCTGGTTTCGTTCTCGCACTCGCTGAGTAACGAACTTGGAGGGGGTCTTTATGGCCCCCTTTGCTTTAAATCTTTCTCGACGGTAAGCATTTATGGCTATTAAGCTAAAGACAGGCTCCGGCGCACCTTTACCGACCGATCTTATTGAAGGCGAACCAGCCTTAGACCTTACAAACAAAAGGCTCTACAGTGAGACTGGGGGCGTTGTTTTTGAGGTTGGCACGAACCCATCCGAGTTTACCCTGGCGGGAACTCTAGTTACTGCAACTGGCGCAGAGCTAAACGTTCTAGATGGCGTTACAGCCTTTCTGGATGACGACAGCATGGCAGCTAATAGCGCAACGGCGCTTGCCAGCCAGCAATCTATCAAACAATACGTTGACGTACAGGTTGGTGCCGCGCCTAGCGGGACTGCAAGCTACGCAAACTTTGAAGTTACTTTAAGTCTAACAATCCCCAGTGGGACAACAGCGGCAAGACCGTCTACCCCGTCTTCTGGGAACATCCGATACAACACTTCGCTAACCGCTTTTGAAGGATACGACGGCTCGAATTGGAAGCCGTTTGGTGCAACAGCGGCTAAACTACACTTTTTAGGAGGCATGTAATGGCCGCAAAGAACGGGCGAGTCGTTTTAAATGGCACCAACGCTGCTGACGTTGTTCAGGCAGGCGCAAGCGGCGGGACATTCAACGTAGAGATCCTGAACGCATCAGGCTCTACCGCGATTGTTCAGCTGGGGATTAGCTCAACTACAGGAACATTCGAGGCTGCTGGTAAGTTGATCGAGTCTCTGTCTCTCGCAGACAATGAGACTGCCAGCTTTAAGCAGATCGTGCTAGAAGGCAATGAGTACATCGTGGGCCAATCAGACACAGCTAATGTAAACATGGTAGCAATGGGGTTTGACGAGTAATGCCTTTACAGACAACACCAGCGAGCAACCCGACGGGGCTGATTCAGGAGATTGTTCTCCTCGACTCCACCTCCACATTTAATCCTCCCTTTGACTGCAAAGCTATCGTCTACGCTATAGGCGCAGGCGGCGGCGGTGCCGGCGTAACGCACGACCAAATCAACGCATCCTCGGCCGCTGCTGCTGGTGGCGGTGCCGGCGGCATGGCCGTTAGCGTTTTGGAGCTGTCTGCTTCTGTCAACTACACGGCTACCATCGGTGCTGGCGGTGCCGGCGGTGCAACTCCAGCCAGTGCTGGTGAGGCTGCAAATGGTTCCGATGGCGGCGACACGGTGTTTAGCGGGTCGGGTATTGAGACCATGACCGGGGCTGGCGGTGGCGGTGGCACAGCTCAGCACCAGAACCTCTCCACGCAGGCTACTGGCACTGGCGGGTCTGGCGGTACAG